TTCACCCGGCCTTCACCGAACAACGCCGGATTGGCCTTCTTGAATGCAGCGACGGTCTCGTCGGCATCCTTCTTGAGCTTGCCGTCATCACCAAATGCGAACTTCGACTTATCAAACTTTGCAGCGTCATAAATCAGTTCGGCGTCCAGTGCGCCAGCTTCGCGGAGTTTTGCCAGGCCCGCTTCCCGTAGTTTGTTTGCTGCTTCCTTGTCCTCATACTCCTTCTTGACTTTTGCAGTAGCATCGTCAATCATCTTTTGGATTTCTTCAGGAGTCTTGGCACTGTTGGGATCAGCCTTAGTTTTCTTGGTTGCCGAAGCGGTATTGCCGTCACCGTCGCCATCACCATCACCGCTCTCTAAAGCGTTGAGTTTATCGCGAAGTGCATTGCGTTCACCAATGACTTTGGAGAAGCGCGAATACGGTACGACAGCCCACTCAAAGTCTTCACCCATTTCCGCAACAACTGCGGAATATGTTTCGGGTTTCAAACCTTCTCTGAGCAGATCCAAAAAAGTTTTAATTGCCATGTGATACCTCCATTTAACGCCTGTCGGCTATTTAAGCATTCTTCGGACTACCGAAATTGCTTATACCTTCACTACCCTTTTTAGAGGGTGTAGTTCCTGTATTAGGTCCGGGCTTGTGACTTTCGTCGACCGGACTTAAACTCATTTTTTGATCCATTTCAGCAAGATGTTGAGTTCTCTCGTCGATGGCTTTAATCCACGCTTCTGCTTCCTCAGTAGTCTTTCCGAGAATAAGCGAAATTGCAGTAGCGAGAGGCATGATCTTGTCTTCACCACACGCAATCTTAGCATATTCCAGAATCGCTCGAGGATCGTCGGGAAGTCCGTCGCGCCATTCAACAGTAATAGCTTTAGCTTCGATAACTTTTTCATACCCTCTTGTTGTAATGGTAGAAATTAGTTTTCGGGAAGCTAATGTCAAAGCATTAGAAACACGCCGCGCTTTGTTGAGAGGTGTTACTAGCTTGTACCGCATAGCTTCAGCAGACACAGCTTGTCCGTCAGCACCCTTATCACCAACAATAGCAGCACCTAATTCAGACAGAATAAACAGCTGATTTAACAGAACGTCTATCTGCTTAAAAGCCGCGTCAAGTTGACCGTTCCAAGTGAGATACTGGGGTAACATATCTCCTTGCGTAACCGCGTAAAATTTGCCACGATGAAACTCAGGTTCACCCGTGGTCTTATTGATTTTCAGTAATGATGTTGGACCGGTAAGGGATGGATCAGCATGTTTATCGAGAATACTGCTTATCTGTGCACATCTCGTTTCAAGCTCTTTTACAATACTATCGATGGCTTCGTAATCATCGTGTCCGTAGATCGTATCAGAAGTAGAATATGCCTTCACATGCATAACGGCGTTAACTTTCAAGCCAGTATCATATCGAGTGGGGCCAGAAATTTTTGTCCCAATGACACCAGTTTTACTGTTCATGTGATACTTATACTCTTCGTAATATCCGACATGATGATCCTGTGCTGTCAATTCATATCGGTATACGTTTGGTCCGATCGGAATTTCGTCGATCCAACACAACACGTGCGATCTTATGCGATTTGTACCATCGTTAATGACGATAGGATACCACTGGTTAGGATCCCACACCGTAAAATCGTATTTATCATTTTCCGACAGATATATACGCCAAACAGCATCACCATATCGACTTACGTCGATCGTAGTAGTGTATATTTTAGCATCAAAATCAATATCGGATTGAACCAACGTAAGAATATCGGTCTCGTCCGACTTTTTTGTAGACAGCTTAGGACTTTCACCACAAACCAAGTCCGCCATCTTAAGCGACATCAGCTTCTGGTAATTAAATATGAGCGGGAAAGCTACAACCTCGCTAAAGTTATTGATAACACGCGCGATGCGCTTGCTATATTCCCTCAGTGCGGCTGTTTCTTTAGTATTAAAGTAAGCAAGGTTATCCGCATAACGTTGCATACGGGCCTGTTCTTGCTGTGGCGGAAAATTTTTATTTGTTTCTAACCACGTCAAATCATACAACATTAATATGCACCCGCTAGTCCTTGTTCGTGTCTGGTATAGATAGTATAACGATCGCAATCGCACGTGTGGTCAAACATCTTTATCGGACGATCGATGCCGAGCTTTTGTGCATTTGGATCCCAGCTGTAGTTAGAGTATTCTTTTAACGTGTTCTCGCACGTTGGATCGATGAACTACACGACGCTCTTCCGATCTCTACTAACGACACGAATACCTTTTATAACATCGTTATTAGCATTTATTACAATGTAACCAGCCTGTGAAAGTTCAGCCTTCCACGATGCCGCCGCCGGATCACAGTACACATACATGATGCTGTTGACAGCCTCCGGATACGAAGCTAACCATGCCTTAAAATCTTTTAGAAATTCACCGTCAGTCTTTTGTGCGTTAGTACCTGCGGCGTCGTAATAATACTCGCCACGCTTATAAAAACGACCGCCGGCTAATTCGGCGAACAATGAAAACGTAGTAACAGTGGAAGTACCATAATCACAAGACACGTACCATCCAATAACCCATTCACCATCGTCTGCCAACGTTTTCGCAAGCTTCAGACGCTTTACGTGCTTGTTCAAATCGAACATATCGTACACAGCGCCTTCTGCTGCGCACCATTCGCCATCGATCAAACGACGCTTAAATACGCCCGTGTACATCTGTGACAACGATCGCTTGTACTCTTCGGTCAAACTGAGGTTGTCATCCATAGTGAAGTGCCATACCTTCTTATTTATAATGGCAGGATTCATTATGTAGTTCCGATAGAACCAGTGGAAGGGTGTATCTGGGTTACAGTTTGCGAACGCTTGCGCGCCATCAACCGACATACGAGCCATAAGCTGATTAAAAAACGGCTCTGGATACAAGCTAACTTCGTCACAGTACGCACCTGCAATAGTCGCACCACGAATTTTTGATTCCGACTCTTCGTTGTTACCACCAATGCAGTAAACACGACGATTAAATAGACGAAGTTCGCCCTCTTGTCGATTAATCCACTTGTAGTTAGATTCGCCGACAATGTCTCGAATATCATTCAAAACGTTGCGTTGTAACGTTGCCTTGGTTTTACCTATCATAAACAGATCGCCCTGCGGCCCAGTAGCCAAAAAGTCAAGCCACTTCACAGTGCAATTAACTGTCTTCGACGAACGGACGGATCCGTGCAAAATGTTCAAGCGCGCGTTTGCGTTAGCAAAAAAGTCGAGCGCCTTAGGACTGAACTTACACCATTTTATCATTCATTAGTTGTCGTAGGCGCTGACCCCCTGATGGCCTTGGCCAATTCAGCAAGCGCTTGTACGCCTCCGTTGTCGCCACCATTAATCGCAGTATTCATACGAACCAACGAATCAACAGCGGAACGAATTTCGCCGCCAATACCGACATATAAGTCAACCGCGGCTTTGTTAAGCTTATACAGCTTAGATTCGCCATTCTCGGGCTTGGCGGCAGCTCTTATGTACGCACCAATCTCCATTTGCGTTCTCTGATAATCAATAATAGACGCACGAAGATATTCAGCCTCTTTACTTTTTACAGCTGCTACCAACGACTCAGCGGCATCTGGCCCTTTGGTAGTATTATGCATCATCGAGTGGATCTGAAGATCCATCTCGCTCACACCAAATTCGCGGGCTACATCAGAAATTGTAAGCGGAAGTTCACCGAGCGAACGGACAAGCAATTTTTCTTCAATTTCAGCTCGCTTTTCGTGCGAACAAATTTTGCAAGCCATAACTGCGCCTTCCTTTTTGTTACTTGATGTTTCCCTTGTTTTCTTTTATTATAATATATATAGGTACATATGTCACGCTAACAAATTGGAAGTCACCCTTCATATGACGCAATAAAACGGTACTTGAACACGCTGGGAGGTAATATAGTATGGTGGCCGCTGAGTTAATCGGGGTTTCCGAGGATTTAGCGCTTTTCGAAGACCTAATTAAGCGCAATAATAAATGGGTAGAACTATGCTTTAGGCTAGAAACGATGCCTGTCAACCGTGCTCTCAAAGGTGTATCCGGAGGGCGCACGTGGCGACAGGAATTTTTGTTCCTCCAGGACTCGTGGAGGGTCTTCCAATCACTACCCAGTAGTCAAAAACTAAAAATTTGGTCGGAATGAGGGTTATATATAAAAATCGCGCTATACGTTATAATATAGACATAAGATAAGTAATAGAGATTAATTAAATGAAAGTGAGATTTAGTAAAATGTTTAAGGTTAGTAATTATCGTCATGAATTCATAATCGATGTGTGCTGCAAAAATACTTTAAGAAACAACGACTTCATCGAATCGAAACGGCTTGTCGAATACATCAGAGAGAATCGCGAGTGGCTCAATGATGAACACGGCACAGGCGTTGTAGGCGATCTCGAATACATCGCAACATGCTATGACTTCTTAAAGTATTACGAACTCGACTATTACTTCTATAACAACTAGGTGTTAACTAGGAAACTAGTACACATATAAAGTGGCAACTCACTATAAGTTGCGACTCGAAAGGAGAACCCCATGTCTAAATTTGCAACCGAACTTCAGAACGCCTTCACCCAGTTCCCCCAACTCACAATTCGTCAGTTGGCAATCGCAACCGATACAACCTACCAAGTACTCCTCAATGGAGCACGCAAACCGATCGCTGGTGTAGCCTACGACCCCAACGAGGTCAACTGGGACGAGATCAGCAAGATCCTGGAACGCAGGGGACTCGAGGAACTTCCGAACCTCGAAGAAGTAGCCGCGAACAAGCGAGTGGTGCTGGCAACCACCAAGACGTCCGATGTACAGGTAGGGGACCACGTGAAACTCAAGTACGAGGCCTCCACCACGGCCGGAGAAAAGGAACCGGTATACGAGATCCTGTATCTCACATCCACCCACGTGGTCTTCATGGATATCGCAGGCACGCAGCCCCGCGTAATGAACCACGGCGTCTTCACTCACCAGGGTCCGATGAAGGTAAGCAAGGAGGGGTAACGCCCCTCCCCCTTACCTTGTAACTAATACCAAAAACCCATCATATGAAAGGAAACCACAAATCTATGAAACAACATCTTTACAACATCACCGTCGAGCAGTTCAATCAGGAATATCCCAATCGCGGTAAGTTGGAAATCTTCCTTCCGACCCCGGGAAGCCCCACGAAGGAGCTCAAGCCCGTCAAGGACTTCACGGACGACGAGAAAGTCGCGTACATGACAGACATACTGTATCTGAGACAGTATAACAAGGCACGCAAAGCCAAGGTAGCGCTCTTGGATCCCATGGACGATGATTTCCAGGTCCCATCGAGCATCGGCAATGCCTACCTGGCAAGCCTCCAGGAATAACGCCCATCATATGAAAGGAAACAACATACATGTACGGCAAAACAATCACAACCGTGATGATCGCCATTAAT